CGTAGGTGGTACTCTTACTACTTCAGGTGGTAACCAAATACACACATTCACATCTTCAGGCACATTAAGCCCTCTTACACCTGTAACAGCTAGTTATTTAGTCGTAGCTGGTGGTGGTGGCGGTGCATGGTCAGGCGGTGGTGGTGGTGCTGGTGGTCTTTTAACATCATCTACAACTTTATATTCAGGTGCAACTTATGTAGTTACTGTTGGTGCTGGTGGCACAAATGGAACATCTGGAAGTAATGGTTCTAATGGTTCAGACTCATCTTTAAATGGAACAGGATTAACTACAATTACATCAACTGGAGGTGGTAGAGGAGGTAATTTTTCCAATGCCAATACAGGATTTAATAACGGAGCTAATGGTGGTTCTGGTGGTGGTGGTGGTAGTTCTGATACAGGATTTACTGCTGGTACTGGAGGTAATGGCACTTCAGGTCAAGGAAATGCAGGAGCAGCTGGAAGAAGTTTTAGCACTACAGGAGCATCAGGTGGCGGTGGTGGAGCTGGAGGAGCTGGAGCACAAGGAACTAATGGAGGAGCTGGAGGTGTTGGTGGTGTAGGTGTTGCTTCATCTATTAGTGGAACTTCTACATTCTATGCAGGTGGTGGTGCTGGAGGCGGAACAACATCAGCTTCTGGTGGTAATGGCGGTGGAGGAAATAGTAATGGTGCTAGTACTATTGGCTCATCTGGTACTGCTAATACAGGTGGAGGTGGTGGAGCTGGTGGAAATACAACAGGCTCTAACGGTGCAGCAGGTGGTTCAGGTATTGTTATCATCTCATACGCTGGCTCACAAGCATTTAACGGTGGTCTAGTCACATCATCAGGTGGTAATACTATCCACACATTTACTTCTACAGGTGCTTTAACACCATTAACAAATAACCTAAATAACTCTTTAAGGTTTAGAGGAAGTGCAAGTGCTTATCTAAATAGAACACCTACCTTAACAGGTAACAGACAAACATTTACTTATAGTTTTTGGACTAAATTAGGTGGAGTAATATCAGCAGGTGGCGACTTTATTTCATCTAATAATGCTGCTGGCGGTGGTGATGCAATAGCACTTCAAAGTTCTAGTCGTATAGCAATTGCAGGAAGCGGAACTAATCTTTTAGTTACAACTCAATTATTAAGAGACCCTTCAGCTTGGTATCATATTGTTGTTGCTGTGGATACAACTCAAGCAACTTCAGCAAATAGAATTAAGTTATATATTAATGGAAACCAAGTAACTGCTTTTAATACAGCAAGCTATCCAGCACAAAACTATAATTTTACTTATTGGAATAGTAGTTCTTATGCTCAACTCATAGGTGGAGGATATTCATATCTTGACGGATACATGACTGACATTAACTTCATTGACGGTCAAGCACTAGAACCCTATTACTTTGGCAACAATGACGCTAATGGTGTATGGAAACCTATCCTATATAAAGGCACATACGGCACTAACGGTTTCTACCTAACATTTGGTAACACAACATCCACTACAACATTAGGCTACGATAGTTCAGGTAACGGTAATAACTGGACTTGTAACAACATTAGCTTAACAGCAGGTGTCACTTATGATGCTATGACTGATGTCCCTACTAATACAAGTGCGACTACGGCTAATTATGCTACTTTAAATCCTATTTTACAAAACGGATGGTGGGCTGCTGTTAATAGAGGAACTATTCAAGATGGCAATTTAACTTTTGCTACAGGTGCAGGAGTTTCTGCATTTAGTAATTTTGATTTAGTAGGTAATAGTGGTAAGTGGTATTATGAAATGACTTGTAGTGCTACTGATACTGCCAATGCAATTGTAATTGCTGCTCAATCTCGTTCTACTTTTGAAGTGGGTTATTATCAAAACGGAAATAGACAAATTAATAGTGCAACTCCTACTGCTTATGGAGCATCATGGACAAGTGGAGATGTTATTGGTGTAGCTATTGATGTTCCTAATAACAATATTACATTTTATAAAAACAATACCAGTCAAGGTGTAATTAATAACGCATTTCCAACAGGACAACCTGTTTATGTAGGTGCTTATTACAATACTTCATCAGGTTCTTATGCATTTAACTTTGGACAACGACCATTTGCATACACACCTCCTACAGGCTATGTAGCACTAAACACATATAACCTACCTACTCCTACTATATTACAGGGTAATAAGTATATGGATGCTAACCTATGGTCAGGTAATAGTTCAGCACAAACAGTAGTAAACCAAGCACAGTTTAAACCTGACTTTGTTTGGGTTAAGTCAAGAACAAATACACAATGGAATAACTTAACAGACTCTGTTCGTGGTGTAACTAAATTATTATATTCAAATGCTACAAACGCAGAAGCAACAAATTCAACTGCATTAACAGCATTTAATAGCAATGGTTTTTCAGTAGGTGATGACTCAGGTGGTAATGGTGTAAATACTAGTGGTCAAAACTATGTAGGTTGGCAATGGCAAGCTGGTGCTGGAACAACCAGCACAAATACCAGCGGTTCAATATCATCGACTGTATCTGTAAACACAACTGCTGGGTTTAGTATTGTGACTTATACAGGTGTTGGTTCTAGTCCAAAAACTGTAGGTCATGGTTTAGGTGTAGCTCCTAAAATGATAATTCTAAAAAGTAGAGGAGCTGCAGTTAATTGGTATGTATGGCATACATCTTTAGGCGCAACTCAAGTTATTGAAGGTTTAAATACAACAGGCGCAGCAAGTACACAACCAACATTTAATAGCACACTTCCAACATCATCTGTTATTTCTTTAGGCAATAACGACTCTAACAATAGTGGTTCTACTTATGTATTATATGTATGGGCAGAAATAGCAGGGTTTAGTAAATTTGGTAGCTATGTCGGAAATACAAGTGCTGATGGACCATTTGTATATTGTGGTTTTAGACCTAAATATCTATTAGTAAAAAATACAACAAGCTATGACTGGCATGTATTTGATGCAGCAAGAAATACATATAACTTTACTAATTCAAGTTTAAAACCTGATACAAGTGGAGCTGAATATACTAACAATGATGTTTCTTATGACTTTTTATCTAATGGGTTTAAAGTAAGAGGAACAGACTTGGCACTTAACGCAAATGGTAATACAATGATATTTGCAGCATTTGCAGAACATCCATTTAAAAACAGTAACGCAAGATAATAGGAGAACACATGGCACATTTCGCACAACTTAACGAAGAAAACATAGTAACACAAGTCATTGTGGTTGCTAACCAAGACACAGCAGACCAAGACGGTGTAGAGAACGAAGCAATTGGTATTGCGTTCTGCACATCCTTACTTGGTGGTAATTGGAAACAAACATCTTACAACGGTAAAATTCGTAAGAACTATGCAGGTATTGGATACAAGTATGATGCAACACTAGATGCATTCATACCCCCACAACCATTTGCTTCATGGACTTTAGATGAAATAACAGCACAATGGAAAGCTCCAGTTGACTATCCAACTGATGGTGAAAGATACACTTGGAATGAAAAAACTTTAACTTGGGACGCAATCGTAGAGGAATAAAATGACTCCTGATCAACAAAAAGAAGCCATTAAAGAGGCATTAGAAGAGTGGTTAGATAAACAATTTACCAAGTTTGGTAGATGGTCTCTTCGTAGTATTGGGGCTATAGCTCTAGCGGCATTAGTGTATATGTGGGCTATGTCGCATGGTTGGTCAATCAAGTAAAGAGCTTATTACTGAGGCATCTATTAGAGCAATCTATGAGATGCTAACAAAAATATACCCATTTAATACATGGAAGCTTCCTTCATCTCGAAAGATTAAGTTTGTAGTTGACCATAAAATAGACCTACTAGGTCAGATGCACATGAAGCCATTTAAAATGGTTATTGGTACAAAACACCAAGAGCATTTTATAACAGTTGTAACTACTATTGCACATGAGATGGTTCATCTAAAACTTTATTTAGATAAAGACCCTTCTTATAATGTACATAGAAAGAATTTTAGAGAGAAAACAGCAATAATAGGTGAACTATTTGGTTTTGATAGGAAGGCACTATGAAACATTTACTATATTTACTTTTAATATTAGCAACATTACTTTACATCCATAAAGCTGAAGCAGAAGAGTATATGGTTATGCAATACAATGAGAATGTTCGTATTGTTCTCTCTAAAGAGAAGTGTCCTACAAAAGGATTTAGAGCTGTAGCTCAAAGAATAGATAAACAAATATTAAGAGCTTGTTGGTCTCCTAACGGAAACCTAATTAATATTCAATGGGAAGGTGGAGACTTTAGTGAGTTTCCAGTAGATAGATTTTATCCAGCAGAGGTTAAATAATGGATCCAGTAACAATATTAGCAGCATTAGGACCTTTAGCAGTAGATTTAGGTAAGTCACTTATTAATAGATTCGTAGCTCCTGATCAGTTTAAACCAGCTACCATAGAACAATATGCTCAGATGAAGGGTATAGATTTAGAGTTCTTTAAGGTTATGAATGAAGCAGGTGGAGGTAATCCATCTTATCCATGGGTAGAAGCTATTGTAAGACTTATGAGACCAGCGATTGGTCTATTAGTGTTAGCTACATGGGCTACTATGCACTTACAAGGTATTGCAACACCTGAGGTAGATAACTTTGCTAGTGCTGTAGGATTCTATTTATTCGGTGAAAGAAGTTTATTTTATATTAAGAAGAAATGAAGTTAAGTCCTAATTTTAGTTTAGAAGAACTTACTTTTAGTCAAGTAGCATCAAGAAGAGGGTTAAATAATACTCCTTCAGATAAAGTAAAGGATAACTTAGAAAGACTTGCATTCTTTTTAGAACAAATTCGTAAACTATTTAATAAACCACTCCTGATTAGTTCAGGATATAGATCGAGGGAAGTCAATGAAGCAGTGGGTGGAAGTAAAACATCACAACATTGTGAGGGATGTGCAGCTGACTTTAATGTCAAGGGAATGTCTCCTAATGCTGTGGTCAGAGCCATTGTCGATGCTAATATCCCTTACGATCAGGTTATATTAGAATTTGATAGTTGGGTACATATTTCTATTCCAACTGTTAAAGGAGCAACACCAAGGAAACAAGCTTTAATTATAGATAACAAAGGGAAGAGAGAGTTTAAGTGAAGAAACCTACAACCAAGCTAGGGAAACAAACTAAAATTAGTAAAGTGATGCGTGAGTTTAAAGCAGGTACATTAAACACTGGCTCTAAGAAAGGTCCTATTGTTAAATCTAAAAAACAAGCTATTGCAATTGCATTATCACAAGCAGGTATGTCTAAAAAGAAAGGTAAATAATTATGCCAATGGTCGGAATGAAAAAATTTAGTTATACATCTAAGGGTAAAAAAGAAGCTAAAGAGTACGCAAAGAAAACTGGTAAGAAAATGGTTTCTAAACCTAAAAAGACTGGTGCAAAGCGTGGCTACTAAACAAGGACTCTATGCTAACATCCATGCTAAGCGTAAAAGAATAGCAGCAGGATCAGGTGAGAAGATGCGTAAGGTGGGGTCTAAAGGGGCTCCCACTGCTAAAGCATTTAAACAAAGTGCTAAAACAGCGAGTGGTGCAGGATCTGCCCCTAAAACAGCTTCTGAGAAAGCAAGACAAAAGTCTTTTAAAGCAAGGCACGCTAAGAACATAGCAAAAGGTAAGATGTCAGCAGCATATTGGGCTGACAAAGTAAAATGGTAATAAATTAGTTGACAAATAGCCATTCTTATGGTATAATTGTTGTATATACTGGGAAAATAACACATGACTTATTTAGAAATTGTCAATAAGGTTTTAAAAAGATTAAGGGAACCAACAGTGGCTTCTGTGAGTGAAAACTCATATAGCTCATTGATTGGTGACTTAGTTAATGTCGCTAAGCGAGAAATTGAAGATGCTTGGAATTGGTCAACTTTAAGAACTACTCTTACAGCTACCACTGCTCCTGATCTCTTCAACTATGTGCTTCGTGGTGCTGGAACTCGTTTTAGAGTTTTAGAGATTATTAATGACACTGATAATGTGTTCTTATATCCTAGAGATAGTAAATGGTTTGAAAGAAGCCTATTAATGTCTCCTGTACAAAAAGGAAGCCCATTATACTACAATTTTAACGGTGTTACTACTTATGGTGATACTCAAGTGGATGTATTCCCTGTACCTGATGGTGTTTATACATTACGCTTTAATGTGGTGATGCCACAAGATGATTTAACTTTAGATACTGAAGTAGTACAAATACCTTACACTCTTCTTATTGAAGGTACTCTTGCAAGAGCAATTGCTGAGAGAGGTGAGGATGGTGGAAACCAAGATCAAGAAATGCGTTACAGAAATATGTTAGCAGATTTAATTGCAATTGAAGCTGGTACTCGTCCTGAAGAAACTACTTGGTATCCTCAATAATGGCTGGAACATTAAAAACTACTTCTATAGCTGCACCTGGATTCATGGGTTTAAATACCCAAGACTCCTCTGTTACACTTGAGAGTGGTTATGCTTCTATTGCTACTAATTGTATCATTGACAAATATGGTAGATTAGGTGCTAGAAAAGGTTGGGATGCTGTTACTACAAACAATGGTACTCTTACTGATTCAGAAGCTATTGGTTCTATATTTGAATTTAAAGAGATAGATGGTACGATTAGTTATCTATCTGCTGGTGGTGGTAAATTATTTTCAGGAACTGAAACTCTAACAGAGCACATTCCTAAAGCAGCTGACCAAACAACTAATGCCCCTATTACCCCTACAGATGATAGATGGCAATTTGCAGCGTTAGCTGAAGGTAGTAGTGCAACTGCTTCTTCTTATGGTTTTGCAGCACAGATTGGTAATCCATTATTAGTATGGAGAAAGACATCTCACTCAGGTCCTTACATCTTTCAAAGAGTAGGTGACTATGGTAGTAAGCCATCAGGTGTTTCTACATTTGACCCTGACTGTGTATTAGCAGCATTTGGTAGAATATGGGTAGCTAGAATGACTAGCCATAAACATACTCTTTATTATAGTAGATTATTAGATGGTGCAGCATTTACTGGCACTGGTTCAGGAATTATTGATATTAGTTCTGTTGTTGGTAATAACGATGAGATTACAGCACTAGCTTATCACAATAGTTATTTAGTTATATTCTGTAAGAATCACATTGTTATCTATCAAGGTGCTAATGATCCTTCTACAATGACTTTAGCTGATGTGGTGGTAGGTGTAGGATGTGTTGCTAGAGATTCTGTACAAAGCACAGGTACCGACTTAATCTTCTTATCAAAGAGTGGTGTAAGAAGCTTTAACAGAACAGTGCAAGAAAATACAATGCCTCTTCGTGAACTCTCTTTAAATATTAGAGATGACTTAGTAGGATACTTAGCAGTTGAAACTGTGGAAAATATTAGAAGTGCTTACTATGAGAAAGATGCTTTCTATCTTCTAACATTCCCAGGTTCTAAGATTATGGTTTATTTTGACCTAAGACAAGTGTTACAAAATGGGGCTGCTAGAACTACTCTATGGAATAATACAGCTGGTACAAACTATACAGCATTTTGTTCTACAGAGGATAGAGAATTATTTATAGGTCTTCCAGGTAAGATTGTTAAATACAATGGTTATTTAGATGGCACTACAACATATAATATGCAATATTATACATCTAGTTCCGACTTAGGAAGTGCTACAACGAATAAGATGCTTAAAAAAGCATCATTAGTAATTATAGGTAATGGTGATCAAGACTTTTCATTTAAATATGGATATGACTATACATTAAACTATACTACACAACCTATTAATAGAAGTTTAGGTTCAGGAATATATAGTACTTTTGGTTCTACTTTTGAGTATGGTATTGCTAAATATTCTTCTGTAGGTATTGGTGTTAATACAATTTATGTACCTTTAGGTGGATCAGGGAAAGTAATTCAATTTGGAGTTGAATCAGAAATTAATGATAATCCAGTGTCTATTCAAAAAATAGATGTTTATTTACAAACAGGGAAAATGATATAATGGCAAACTATACCAAGGCAACTAACTTTTTAGCAAAGGATTCACTAGCTTCAGGAGATCCAGCTAAAATTATTAAAGGTTCTGAATTTGATGTAGAGTTTAATGCTTTACAAACAGCAGTCAATAGTAAAGCTAATACTATTTCTCCTGCTTTAACTGGTACTCCAACTGCTCCAACAGCTTCTGCAGGAACTAATACATCACAATTAGCTACTACAGAATTTGTAACAACTGCAATTACAAATGGTGGTGCTCCATCAGGCTTAATTGCTATGTGGTCAGGTTCTATTGCAACTATTCCTGCTGGTTGGTATCTATGTAATGGTGCAAATGGTACTCCTGATTTAAGAAATAAATTTATTGTAGGTGCTGGCTCTACTTATGCAGTTGCAGCTACTGGAGGTAGTGCAGATGCTATTGTGGTATCTCATACTCATACTGCTACAACAAGTTCAACCTCTCTTACAGGTGAGATTTCTAGCCAATATGCTAACGGTTCAAACTATGGTGGAACTACTGGTGTATTCTCACAAACTAATTACCAAGTAGATGGTGATGGTGGTGAAAGCCGTGCTGGTAGAACTATTTATTTTGATGGTACTCATAGTCATACAACAACTGTTAGCTCAACAGGTTCTAGCGGTACTAACGCTAATTTACCTCCATACTATGCTTTAGCATATATAATGAAAAGCTAATGATTAAAGTAGAATACGCTAATTTATTATATAGGATTTATGGAAGTCCTAAAGAGAATAAAAAGAAGTTTTTAGAAGAAGCATTAACTTGGGAATATTACCCAATTTATCGTAATAATGACACTGTAGCTTTAATACTTACTAAGGGGAATAGAATCCATTGTGGATGTCTTCCTGAATATAAAGGTAAGTGGTTTCCATTAAAGATGTATCAGCGTATCATGAAGAACTTAATTCTAAAGTATGGAAGAGTAGAAACATCTACTTATCCTGAATCAGAAGAGTTTGTTAAAAGGTTAGGATTTAAAGAAGTTAGTAGAACAAAAGATGTTATTAATTTTATAAAGACAGAGGTATAATATGAGTTTTGTTACAGATTTATTTGGTGGTGATGAACCTGATTATAGTCAGGCTGAGTTCAAGCCTTATAATATTAAAGGTCCAGCTGGTGGAATAACTTATGAAGGTAAAACTGGAACAGTTACTCTTGCCCCTGAATTACAAGATTTATGGACTAAATATTTAGCAGGTGCTAAAGGTGCTCTACCTTCCGAAGAACAAATGAGCTTTGCTGGGGATGTGTCTCAATTAGGTAAAGGTTTATTTGCTAGAGGTGCTGGTACAGACATTAATGCTAAGACTAGAGATTACTACAATCAAGTTATTGCTGGCATGGAGCCACAAAGAGCAGCTGAAGAGTCTAGACTTGCTGATACACTATTCTCACAAGGTCGTACAGGTGCTGGTGTTGGAGTTGCTGGTGGTGGTTATATTAACCCTGAGCAATATTCTTTATTTAAAGCAAGAGAAGAAGCTAATAGAAATATCTATTTAGGTGCTGAAGATAGAGCAAGAGCACAACAATTAGAAGACCTTAAAAATGCTTTAGGTTTCTATGGCACAGGTCAAGAACTTAGAACAACCCCTTATGCTACTTCAGCTAACATTCTTGGATATGGTACAGGTCTTCTTGGTATGGCTAATCCTTATCTAACTCCATCTATTCAATTAGGACAAGCTGGCTCTGAAGCTGGTGGTAGAATTGTTGGAGCACAACAACAAGGTTATGGACAAAATCTTGGTTTTTGGGGTAGTTTACTAGGGTAATTATTTAAAGGATTTATTATGGCTAATGTAGTTAAAAGTTTATTTGGTGACATCCTAGGACCATCTCCTGAAGAAATTCAGCAACAAATTTCTCTTCAAGACACAAGAGCTCCTCTTGGAAGAACACTTATTACTAGAGGTGTAAGAGAACTAGGATCACTATTTGGTATTGAAGATCCTGCTCTTGTGAGAGCTAAGAAAGTTAGACAAGCTCTTTCAGAGGCTCAAAGCCAATTAAAGCCTGAAGATTTACAAAATCCTGATGTCCTCTATCCAAAACTTATTGAGACTTTTAAAGCTTATGACTTACCTGAAGAAGCTCTTCAATTAGGTCAATATGCTATTGCTCAAAAGTCTGACTTAGAATTAACTAGGGCTAAGACTGATGTAGAGATTAAAAAGGCAATCACTGAGAAAGAAGGTAAGAAGTCTAACTTAGAAAAAGCTTTAGATAACCTATCTAATGCAGAGAAAGCTTTAAAAGAAGATCCTACTAATGAGTCATTAAAACTCCGTGTTAAAGCTTTTGGTGGGGAAGTAGATAAACTTTCTACAGAGAAACAATCTACAGATGCTCAGTATGCTGAAGCAAATGCTACATTGAATGATCCAAATGCTACAGCAGATCAAAAGAAAATTGCACAACAAACTATTGATAGACTTTACCCAATTAAAGCAACAGGAATGGGTCAATATCAAAAGAACCCTGAGACAGGTGTTTATGAGCCTATCCCAGGTACTCCTGCAGCTGAGAAAGCTATTGATAAAGAGAAGAAAGAAGTGATGAGAATTAACAATCAACTTGCTTCTGTAAATCTTGTAGATAAAACTATTGATAAAGCTATAAGTCAACTTTCTCCTAAGACAACAGGTCTTGTTGGTGTTGGTGCATCTAAGATTCCAGGTACAGATGCTTATACCCTTAAAACAACACTTAATACAGTTGTAGCTAACCTAGGCTTTGACAAATTACAAGCTATGCGAGATGCTTCGCCAACAGGTGGTGCACTTGGTCAAGTTGCTGTTAAGGAAATTGAGTTCTTACAACAAACTATTGCTTCTTTAGATCAAGGTTTAACTAAAGAGGAACTTGCTAAAAACTTAGCTGAAATTAAAGCAAGTTATGCTAGACTTCAAAATAGTCTTAAAGAGTCTGCAACTACTCCAGCAAGTGCTACCCCAGCCCCAGCTGGTGGAAGTGTATTAGACATTATTAGAAGTTTTAAAACACCTAAAAAAGGGTAATCATGAATATTGATTGGTCTAAATTATCTCAAGAACAACTTGACATAGCTGAGAAAGTAGTATTAGAAGCTCAGAAGCAAGGTGTTGATGAAAACCTAGCATTAAGTATGGCTAACATTGAAAGTGGTTTTAAAGCCTCTGCCAAGTCACCTAAGGGTGCTATTGGTGTTATGCAACTTATGCCTAGCACTGCTAAAGATTTAAATGTTGACCCTAATAATGTGGATGAAAACATTAAAGGTGGCGTATCTTATATTAAACAAAACTTTGAGAAGTATAAAGATCCATACCTAACTGGTATTGCTTACAATGCAGGTCCTGGAGTTGCAGATAGATTCTTATCATCTAAAGATCCATCAATACTTCCTAGTGAGACTATTGACTATGTTACTAGACTAGGTGATTTATACACACCTGCAGTTAATGTAACTCCTACAGAAGCTACTCCTCAAACAGAACAACCTTCTTTAGAAGCTACACCAGGAACAGTTCAATCTGCTGTAGAGAATCCACAAAATTACTATGAGT